ACTCTTAATCAGCGGGCCGTAGGTTCGAGTCCTACTGCGCCCACCATTCCCGGCCAATGACTTACAAGGCGCGGGCGAGGAACGGGACGGGAACTGTCCAACTCCGTCCAACTCGCTGTCCAACTCGCGGTTCCGGCGCTGTTCGCGGGATGGCCGGCAGAGGGCCGGCGCGGCGTGCCGGTGGCTCGCCTCGGCGGCGCCGCTCCGGAAGGTCTTGCCGCACAGGGAGCACGCCAGCCGTTCGGACCAGTGCATCAGATCAGCTCCATCTCTGCGACGCGCTGGCGCCGACGTCGGTTGGCGCGCTGCACGGCCAGGTGGTGCGCCCGATCGTGGTTCAGGTGGCAGCGCTGGCAGAGCGCGGCCAGGTTGGCGGGGCGAACATCCTCCGGTGCTGGGTTCAGGATGTGCGCGACCGTGAGGACCACGCGGCTGCCGGTGATCGGGTGCGGCTCGGCTTGCTCGGCGTCGCACCACTCGCAACGCCAGGCCGCGCAAACGCGAACCCATAGGCTGATCAGCGGCCACTCGGCCGGATAGCGGGCGCGGTTCTCAGGCTGGATCGGCACGTAGGGCGCCCCGCTGGCCTCGCCGATGCGGAATGCGGGCGCACCGGGAGCACGTGTCCTCGCTGACCCAGTGGCAGCCGGTGCGGCAGCCCACATCATCGGTGCAGCCGCAGCCGCGGCAGAAGCGGACACCAAGCGCAGAGAGATCGTAGATCGGGAAATCGCTTGCGCGAACTATGGGAAGCCTCACCAGAATCGCGAGCGCGTCGAGCGCCGCGAGCTCCGCGGCGTGGCCGGCGTCTCCGGGGTCCTGCATTGCGTGCACCCAGCCAAGGATCATGGCTGCCGCTGCCGCCTGGCGCCGCTCCGGCTTGGGGAGCCGCATAAACTCGGCGAGGGGGTCCAATAGGATCGGCATCAGATCAGCTCCTTTTCCTTCGCGAGCCACTCCGGCATTGCCATGGTGTGCTCGGACGCATCCCACTCGCACTGCGACTTCGGCAGCCACACCGTGCGCTCACCGTCGAAGAACCGAAACGCGGCGGCCGTCTCGCCGCGGACTTCGCCGGCGATGTCCACCAGGTCGGACTTCATCGGGGCGCGCCCTCCTCTTCGATCGACGTCGGCTTGCCCATCATCGTCAGGTTCAACGCGCCCTCCTTCAGCTGCGCCAGCAGCCCTTCGACCAACGACGCGGCTTGCGCGTTCGTGGTGGCAACGAACACCAAGCGCACCTCGCGGTCGTACTGCTCGATGCGCACCTGGCGTCCGAAGCTCGGATGCGAAAACGGGCGTGCGCTCATGCGGATGTTCCCTTTGCTGCTGGGGTGGGCGCCGTCTCGATCCCCTCGGCCACCATCCGCTTGCCGAAGGCGACGCGGGCCATTTCGGCGGTGCGGACCATGTAGCGCTGCATGATCGCCAGCACCGTTTCCTGGCTGTGGCCGGTGACGCTGGCGATCAGGGGGGTGTCGCAGCCGGCCTCCGCCAGGCGCGTCACGGCGGTGTGGCGCAGCTGCATGAACGTCAGGTCCGCCAGCCGCACCTGGAACGCGCCGGGATCGGCGCTGTCGCGGCCGGGCAGCAGGTGATCGACCTCGAACACCACGGCGCCGGCGGCGGCGCGGACGGCGGCGAAGACGTGGCGGAAATTGTCGGGCTTGTAGGGAAGCCCGGTTTCCTCGGACACGATGATGGTGGCCGGCGCGACGCGCCCGGGCTGCGGACGCGTGCGGGCCAGCTCGGCGTCCAGACGCGCGGCCAGGTGGGGCACCAGGTCAACCGGCAGTGCGACGCGGGCGCCGGTCTTGCTCTGGCGCACCAGGAGGCTGCCGTTGCGATAGGCCGTGCGCGGCATGCGCAGGATGTCGCCCTCGCGCTGGCCGAGCCATTCATTCAGCAGGACAGCGGTGCCGATGCTCGGACGCCCGATCGCGTCGGCGCCGGCGACGAAGGCTTCCACGGCCGCGTGCGGCCAGATCAGGCCGGTCGGCTCGCTGCCGGTCAGGCCGGGGCGCAGCGCGGGATTGACGCGCAGCCAGCCGTGACGTCGGCCCCACTCCAGCAGCAGGCGCAGCACGCGCACGACGGCGTTGGCATAGGCGGGCGTGGCGCTGAGCGCGGCCTTGAGGCGCTGCACCCGGGCCTCATCGATCAGGCGCAGCGGGGCGTCGGCTGCCCAGGCTTCCAGCTTGGCGAGGCACTGCCGGTAGCCGCGCTGGGTTGCCGACGCCAGGCCGCGCCATTCCGGCGAGGCGCGGTAGGCGCCGATCAGCTCGCCGAGGGTGCGCGTGGGCAGCGGTGCCGGCGCCCGGGTGGTGGTCAGGGCCGCGGTCTCGCGCAGGCGGTCGAGCTCGGCATTCAGTTCCAGCGCGCGGGCGTAGGCGGCGACGCGGAGCGCATCCGGATCCTCGATGTCGGCCCAGTTCAGCGGGACGCGCTGCGCCTGGTGGCCGGCGGCGCGGAGCGCGGCGGCGGGCTGCCAGAAGTAGCGCGGCAGGCCGGCGGCGCCGGGCTTCTCGATCAGGTAGCGGGGGCGTGTGTCGGCCATGGGATCTCCTCCGGCGGACGGATGGGACGGCGAGCCTATGCGTGGCCGCGGGCGGTGGCGAGAGAGAGGGCGCGGCGGTCGAGCTCGGCCTGGAACGCGGCGTCGCTGCCGGGTTCCGGCGGGGCGGCGGCGTCGGGCGGGGCGTTGGCGGATCCGCGCAGGCGCGCGAGCCAGCCCTCGATCGCCAGCGGATCGTAGCGGCGGCGCAGGCCGGGCAGCGGACGCGGGAAGCCGCCGGCTTCCAGCCGGGCGCGGCGGCGGCAGAAGCCGTCCACCGTCAGGCCGAGCGCGTCGGCGGCCTGTTGGAGCGACCAGGTGAGCGCGGCGGCCACGGCTACAGGACCCGGCGCACCAGCTCCTCGGCGTGCATCTTCACGTGCACCGAGGCGCCGGCGTTGTCGTTGGCGGCGAGCAGGACCAGGAAGACGGCCTCCCCGGCGGAGATCTCCACCCGGTCCACGACGAATTCGCGGCCATCGCGGCGGACGTGGTCGCCGGGGCGCAGGTGGTCGGCCGGGGTGTCCGCGGTGTGCGGGGCGGTCATGACGCGGCGCGGCGCTCGCCGCTGCGCTCGTGTTCCACGCGATACCGAAGCAGGTCGACGAACTCGTCCACGCCGGCGTCGCTGGTGTGGGTGCCGACGAGAAGGGCGGCAGCGACGCATGCCAGGGCCAGCGCTGCGTGCATCGGCGGCTCGCGGCCCAGGCCGAACGCCATGGTGCGCACGAGTCTGTCGACCTTGATGACATCAGCCTTCGTCAGGTCCCCCAGGTCGAGCGGCGGGGCGGTCATGACGGCGTCCCGGCTGGCGTCAGCGCCTGGCGCAGGGCGCCTGCGAACATCGCCTCTGCCGCCGCCTGAGGGGATGTGATCGCGCATCGCAGCAGGTCGGCGACGATCATCGTTACCGCTGCCGCAGCCACATCGTCCGGAAGGCCGGCGAGGACCGCACCGAGGGCGTCGTACGCCGCGCAGGCTTGCTTCACCCTCCGCTCGTCTTCGTCGTCGGCCGCGGGCCGGTCGCTCATGCCGCGCGCTCCTCGTCGGACTGCTGCGCCATGCGCCGCCGGATCAGGTCGAAGAAGCGCAGGACGTCCTGCTCTGTCGCCTGCCGGCTCGCGAGGAACTGCGCGCAGACGGTGGTCAGGGCGTCGATGCCGGTCTGATCTGGACCGATGGTCGCGAGCTGCATCATGCGCCGGGTGATCTGGTCGAGGAGAGCGCGATCTCCGCGCTTTGGCGCGCTCATGCCGCGGCCTCGGCTTCCTCGGCGATCACCTGGCCGGCGGGGGTCAGGCCGAGGGTCTCACCGGCGCGGTCGAAGCCGGCGAGCTTGCGGCGCACGAGCCCCGAGACGCCGCCCACCAGGTGCGTCGGGATCGACGCGATCTGCGGGCGCGCGAGGCTGCCGCCGGCGACGTGCAGCGACGTGAGGACGTAGAATTCGGGGACGGAGAGCTCGGGCATGCGGGGATCTCCCTGACGCGCCGGGATGGCGCGGGGGAGAGATTGTCAGGCTTCCTGAACATAAGGCAATAGAAAAGTTCAGTTACCCTGAACTTTCTACGAGGGAGGTCCCTCGCGTCCTTTTCCCCTGCGGTGTCTCAGGTGGCGGAGCGCGACGGGCGCGGTCGAGACGTCGGCCTGCGCGCGGATCGTTTCCGCCAAATGATGAGGGAGTAACGATAGGTCGCCGGCGAATATCCAATCGAGCGAGATGTCGAACTCGAGCTTAAGGGCGACCATCGCCGCGACGTCCGGCTCGTGGATCCCGCGCTCCCACTGGTTCCAGCGGGACGGAATGATCCCGAGTTCCTTGGCGAGCTTCCTTTGCGACATCCCCAATGCTTCACGCGCCGCCCGAAGGCGGTCGCCCGCGCCGGTTCTACTCCGTTCTGTCACTCATTTACCCCTTGCCGGCGCCCGTTCTGGCCACCCTTCAACATAAGCGCCGAACGCGTGCTTGACGCCGTTCAGCAATCCTGACTATCGTCGAACCGATGGCGAATTCAGATTGCACGCTTGAGCTGGGGGCCCTCATCAGGGAGCTTGGCGGCACTGCCGTTGTGGCCAGGGCCTTTGGAGTGCGCCCGTCCGCCGTGTCGAATTGGAAGCGGGATGGGCACCTCCCCGCTGGTCGCGTGTTCGGGATGTGGTCGCTCGCCCGTGCAGCGGCTATCGCCTGGCACCCTCCCGAGGTAGCTCCGCTTCTCGAGCCGCCGGCCACCGAAAACCAGGCGCGGGCAGCCTAATGCGAGCGTTCGACAATTATATCATAGGCGCGCTCGTCGACGCGGAGGTCGGCGGAGACACAAAGTGTGGCACGCAGCCGCGGGGAGCCGGCGGCATGCGCGCCGTCCTGGCGTGCCTGCTCGAAGACAATCTGGACATAGCGGCGCGCGGCCTGCGGCCCGGGAAGGCCGAGTGCGCGCCAGTCTGCCGTCGCCCAGCCGATCGCGACGCGCTCCTCCACCGTCTCGAGCGCGAAGAGCCACGGCAGCCCGCGTTGGCCGCACTGGACGGCCTCTTCCCCGTCGAAGACGATCGTCGCCACCGAACCGATCCGGTAGCTGACCCATTCCCGGAGGCTTATGCCCGGCGGGACGGGTCCTATTCCGTACCTGGGCGCCGGGGGCGCCGGTGCGGCGCCGCACAGGACCAACAGCCCAACAATCAGCGCCTGACGCATCGGTCCCTCCTTCTCTTTGCGTCCCCCAACCATCGGCGCCGTTGCGCCCCCGCGCAAGGCCGCGCGGCATGAACCACCGAAAGGACCCCTCGATGTCCGATGAGAACCCGACGCCGCTGCCCGATGAGAACCCGACGCCGCTGCCCGATGAGAACCCCTTCCCGCTACCCGATTGGGCGCGCGCGCAAGAGCAGCGCGCGGTTCGCCAATGGGCGGTCGGAGCGCTCCAGCACCTACCGGTCAATCTGCCGGAGGGAGAGAGGTGGACGCTTCCGGGCTTCCTGGACGCGGTGGGGACGCTGGTGCGGTTTATCGAGACCGGCGAGATCAGCCGTCCGTCCGGGCCAGGAGAAGGTTGAGCGTCTGATGGTAGAGCGCGACCGCAGCGGCTGGCGTGGGTTCGGTGTCGCGGCCTGGTATCGGCGCCTGCGGCATGCGCTGAAGAAGCGCGGCCGTCAGCGTGGCGGCGATCTGGCGGCTGACGTCGTCGTTGTCGGCGCGGGGCTTGGCCATGGCAGGATCTCCGGTGAGAGGGATCCGCAGCCTCGCGCTGGGGTGGCCTTGGCGCAAGGTCGCGCGGCATGAGCGCCGACAAGCTCCCCCCGGTGCAGGATGCGGAGACATGGGCCACTCGCGTGGTTGCCCGGCATCGCTCGCCGTTGGAGATCCTGGCTGACATCGCAGTTGCGACCCCTCCGCGGTGGGTGCGCATCAGTTCAGCTTGCTGCCCGACAGGCGCAGGAGTGCTGCTGCGAGTTGCAGCGTGGCTTGCGCGGCGGGGTTGGCTGACCCTCCGGGAAGGGCCGCACTGGCTGTTTCGATCAGAGTACCTATTAGCCCGATGGGAAGAAGACCTTCGCCGGCGAGTGCGTGGAGCAGGTGCGCCTGCACCTGGAGAACGCCCATGAGAGCGGCCGCCATCGCGTCGTTGTCGATCTGTTCTTTCAGCACGGCCAGCGCGTCGAGTGCAGCGCGGACGTCTTTTGGGTCCATAGGTTCCTCCCTCGTAATGGTAGAGCGGCCATGAGCACGCTGACGCTTTCCGTTCCGACGCTGGGGCTAGGCTTCGCCCTGCTGGCGCGAGTCGAGGGTCGCGGCGAAGGCGGCGCGTGTCTGGGAATTGACGTCGGTGCCGTGCGCCTCGCACCAGGCGGCGAGTTGTTGCGGATCGAGCAGCACGCGGCGGACGGTGAGGCCCTGCGTTTCGGCGATGCGCTCGATCTCCTCCGCGCGGCGACGCCACTGATCGAAGCGGCGCGGCAGGCCGGCAGGGTCGAGCCGCCGGTGGGCGGCGTAGGTCGCCGGGGTGAACCAGGCGAGGAAGGCCATGGGCATGCGTGATCGTCGCGCCGCGGGCGCACCCGCGCAAGGCGGCGCGGCATGATCCCCGTCCCAGAGGTCGAGTGCCAGGCGTGCGGCGGCGCGGGAAGGTTCCGGCACAGCCGCGACGTCTTCACCGTCTGCGGGACCTGTTTCGGCCGCGGCGTGCATCCCGAGCCGTCGGCTGCGGGGGTATGGCTGGAGACGGGCCAGAAGCACCGCGCCGAGCGTGTCGCTCGCGGCGAGAGCGTCGCGGCATGCGCGAAACGGCTGTGGCTCACCGCGCGAACGGTGGTGGACGCGGAGCATGGGCGCCGTGATCCGGCGATCCTGTATATCGAGCGGGACCTGCAGGCGCGGCGGCTGCCGCCTGCCGAACTGCGCCGCACGATGTCCATGGGGTTCGATCCGGACGCGCAGCCGGCGCCTCCTGGGCCGTCCCAGCGGTCCCGTGCGTGGGCGCAGTATCTCCGGGCGCGGTATCCCGATCCGGTGCCTAGCCGGTTTTGCGCAGCAGTCGGAAGATCCTGGCAGTGGCTTCGCGGGTTCGTGCCGCGCCGATGGATGGGAGGGTCGCGGCCGGCGGCTGTGCTGGCCGAGGAAGCGGACCGGCTGCGGGCGTGGCGCCGGACGCGCCTGGCGCGCGCGCAGGCGTGGCACGCGGCGGAGATGGCGCGGCTGGATCAGGAGGCGCGCCGGCTGTCGGCGCTGCTGAGGCAGGCGGAGCGGGGGGATGACGACAGCGAATGATCGACAGGATCGTGCGGCTGCTGCGCCGGCTCTGCCAGTGGCGGGCACGGACGTGGTTGCGCCGGGACCGTCGGCTGGCCGCGCTGGCGCGATGGCGGCGCGGGCGCCGGTAGGGGCGGCCGGCGCGTGGATCGTGCGCGCGACCGGCCCGGCGGAGCCGCTGTGATGCGGGCGACGCGGATCCGGCCCGTGCACGGCGGCTGGCTGCTGCAGGAGCGCGTGTGGTGGGGTTGGCGGCGCGTGGTGACCGATGAACGGCCCCAGCGGCTGCGCGACCTGGTGCAGATCGCGAACCATGCGCGGCTGCGGGACGGCAGACCGATGCGGTGGCGGATGCCGCCGTGGGGCGCGCCGTCGCCACTGACCTGGCGGCTGCCGCGGTGAGCGAGATCCTCCTGCGGATCGAGCTGCCGCACGCGCTGACCGCGGCGCTGGTGCGGCTGTGCGATCGGCTCGGCGCCGGCGCGGGGGTACCGGTACCTCCGGCCGCCCCGGCGCCCGACACGCCCGCGCGGCTCCCCGGTGGCCAGCCGCTCCGGGACCCCAGTATCGAACGCATCAAGGTGCTGGCGGCGGCCGGCAAGAGTTCGCGGGAGATCGTCGCGGAGACGGGCGCCTCGAAGGGCGCCGTGCTGAAATACATGGCCGGCGTCGACCTTCTGCCCGGCGCGGCCCCGAAACCGCGTGGGCGCCCGACTGGCGGCCCGATCGAGGGCGTGCGCGCGGCCCTGGCGCAGGGGACGCACACGCGGGCCGAGATCGCGGCGGCGTTCAACGTGCACCGCAAATTCGTTGACAACGTCGCCTATCGCACGCGTCGCAAGATCGGGGGTCCGCAAGCTCCCGCACCCGCTGCGCCGGGCCGGGTGCCCGCGCAGGCCGTCGCCGGCGGCGTTCCGGCAGGCTTGGACGTTTCCTCCCAACAAACTGCGCCCGCGCCGGCTCCGGCCGCGGGCGCTTTTTTGGAGGGCGCCACGGTGCCGGTGACGCGCGAGCGCGCGCGCGCCTGGGCGCAGGCGAACGGCGTGCCGCCCAGCCAGCAGGACAGCGTCCGCGCGATCAATGCGCGGCGGGAGCGGCTGGGGAAGCCGCCCTTTGTTGTGGTGCCGTCGAACGGCACGCTGACCAGGCCGCTGTGAGCGCGAGCGCGCAGCGCAGCCGGCTGGTTGAGATCGGCGAGGTCGCACGGATGCTGAACCGGCGCGCCGATCAGCTCGCGCGGGATCTGCTGCCGCAGGGGAAGAAGACCGGCTCGGAATGGGTGTGCGGCGGGTTCCATGGGGAGCCGGGCACGCGGCTGTCGGTGCGGCTGAGCGGCGCCAAGTCCGGCGTGTGGTCGAATTTCGCGACCGGCGAGGCGGGCGACGCGCTCGACCTGGTGGCCGCCGCGCGGTTCGGCGGCGACAAGCGCCAGGCGCTGGCCTGGGCGCGTGGCTGGCTCGGGCTGGAGAGCGCCGGCGTGGCGCTGCCGGCGGCGCAGGCGCGGCCGGACACCGCGGCGCAGGACGCCGAACAGGCGCGCGCGGACGCGGAGGAAGTGGCCAAGGCGCGCAGCAACGCGCTGCGGGTGTGGCTGTCGGCGCGCCAGGTGCTGCGCGACACGCCGGTGGAACGGTATCTGGCGGGGCGCGGCATCGCGCTGGCCGAGCTGGGGCGCGCACCGCGGGCAATCCGGTTTCATCCGGGGCTGTGGCACCGCAACAGCGAGCGGCACTGGCCGGCGATGGTCACCGCGGTGACGGCGCCGGACGGGGCGTTCTGCACGACGCACCGGACATGGCTTGAGGTGCGCGAGGACGGCAGCGTGGGGAAGGCGCCGGTCAGCCCGCAAAAGGCGGTGATGTCGGGCTATCGGGGCGCGGCGATCCGGCTGTGGCGCGGCGCGTCCGGGCGATCGTGGGCCCATGCGGCGGCCGACGAGGTGCTGGACGTCACCGAAGGGATCGAGGACGGGCTCAGTGTGGTGATGGCCGCGCCGGAGTGCCGGGTGTGCGCGGCGGTGGCGCTGCCAAACATCGGCGCGCTGGTGCCCCCGCCTGGCGTGCGGACGCTGCGGATCTGGCAGCAGCGCGACATCAAGCCGGACGCGATCGAGGGGTTCCGGCGGGCGGTGGCCGCGCAGCAGGCCGCGGGACGCACGGTGCTGCTGCCGCCACTGCCGGAGGGAGTGAAGGACGTGAACGATTTGTTGCGGGGGGAAGGATGAGCCGTCGGATCTATGTCGCTAGCTCGTGGCGTAACACGGCGCAGCCTTCCCTTGTTGTCGCGCTACGCGCGGCCGGGCACGAGGTGTACGACTTCCGGAACCCTCCGAAAGGCACCGGGTTCGCGTGGCGCGAGCTGGAGCCGGATTGGCAGTCGTGGACGCCCGAGCGTTATGCCGAGATGGTCACCGGCCATCCGCGCGCGCGGGAAGGTTTCGACAGCGACAAGGCGGCGCTGGATTGGTGCGACACGTGCGTGCTGCTGTTGCCGTGCGGGCGCAGCGCGCATCTGGAAGCGGGCTACGCTGCTGGCCAGGGCAAAGAAGTCATCGTGCGTCTCGACCCGGACCAGTTCGAGCCGGAACTGATGTATCTGCTGTGCGCGGCCCTCGCCCATTCGACCGCGGCGATCGTCGAATATCTACGGCGGCCTGCGAAGGTGGCGCGGCGCATCGGCGTCATCGATGCCTGACGGCGGTGGACGCAAGGGCGTGCGCCAGGCGCTGCGCGGGGCGCGCGCTGCCCCGGCCCCGCCGCGCGACAGTGATGAGCCGCGCGAGCTTGGGCTGCCGCCAGGCTGTCCGGTGGTGCCGCTGGGGTTGAGTGGTGACGTTCGCTACTACCTCGACAGCGCGAAACAGCTGATCGGCCTGCCGGCGGAAAAGCACGGGAGGCTGTCGCTGATCGGGCTGTTCGGACGCCACGCGGACTGGCTGTATCAGCAGTATCCGCGCGTCTCGAAGGAAGGCGCGACGGTCGGATGGCGGCCTGAACAGGCGGCCGAGGCGCTGATCGCGGCGTGCGATCGCGCCGGCATCTGGTCCGCCGAGGATCGCGAGCGCGGGCGCGGCGCGTGGGTCGGCGAGGACGGCGAGCTGATCCTGCATATCGGTCCGCAGGTGCTGGTGTATCCGGCGGTGCGGGACATGTTTCACGCGCCGGCACGGCATCCGCCTGGCGTGATCGGCCGGCACGTGTATCCCGCCGGCGAGGCGGCTGGTGGGCCGGCGCTGGAAGACGATCCCGGGTTGCTGACCGCCGGCGAGGAGGTGCTCGATCTGCTGTGCACCTGGTCCTGGCGCCGCGGCGCAGCGGAGGACGGCGAGTGGGCGCTCGATGCGCTGCTCCTGCTCGGCTGGATCGGCGCGGCGATGGTGGGCGGTGCGCTGCCGTGGCGGCCGGTGGTGTGGTTCACCGGCGACAGCGGCACCGGCAAGAGCACGCTGCACGAGCTGATCAATCACCTGTTCGGGGACGCGCAGCTGCACGCGAGCGATGCCTCCGCCGCGTCGCTCTGGCAGACGCTGAAGCATCAGACGCTGCCGGTGATTTTCGATGAGCTCGAAGCCCGGGAGGATGGGCGCAAGGCGCAGGCCGTGATCGAGCTGGCGCGGCTGGCGCCTTCGGGCGGCAAGCTGATGCGCGGGTCGGACAAGCACCGGGCGATGGAGTTCACGGTGCGGTCCTGTTTCGCGTTTTCATCGGTGCTTATTCCGCCGCTGAAACCGCAGGATCGGTCGCGCATCGCGGTGCTGGAACTCGGGCCGCTGCCGGCGGGAGCGGCTGCGCCGGTGCTCGATGCGCGTGGGCTGCGCGAGACGGGCGCGCGGCTGCGGCGGCGGATGATCCAGGGCTGGCCTCGGTTCAAGCGCACCTTCGCCTGGTATCGGTCGGAATTGATGCGGGTCGGGCACTCGCCGCGCGGCGGCGATCAGTTCGGCACGCTGCTGGCGTGCGCGGATCTGCTGCTGTTCGCGGATGATGTCGATCCGGCACAGGCGCAGGCGTGGGTGACACGCATGGCGGCGCACGATCTGATCGAGACCGGCGATGACGTGCGCGACCCGGAGGCGTGCCTGATGCACCTGCTCGGATCGACGATCGATCCGTTCCGGGGTGGGCGGCGCACGCTCGGCGAGTGGGCCCAGGCGGCGCTGGGGCGCGTGCAGCAGGCGGACGTCGGCGAGGCGCGGCGGGCGCTGGGGATGCACGGGATGGCGATCTGGCGCGAGCCGAACAGCAGCCGCCAGTGGCTCGCTGTGGCGGCGCAGCACCGCGGGCTGTCGGCGCTGTTCGAGGGCACCCACTGGGCCAGTGGCAGCGGCACGGCCGGCGTCTGGACCCAGACCCTGCGGCGTCTGCCAGGCGCTCAGCGCGGCGGCGCGGTGTATTTCGGCGGCGTGACGAGCCGGGCGACGCTGCTGCCGATCGAGCTGGTGCCGCACTACGAACCGTATCAGCAGCCGGAGCTGCCGGCGTGGGAAGGCGATGTCTGATCTCGCGCGCACGCCCTGGCCGCCTCTGTTCGCCCCGGCCCAAGGTCGGGTGCAATCAGGATTTACGCGCAGTTTCAGCAGCTTAGTGTGGGAGAGGGGGATGTTATACTGTTCCATTCCTAACGCCGCCGATCATAGCGTTAGGCGAACGTTGGACCGGAGAGTTCTGCGAGATCAGGCGGCTATGGAAAAACCTAACAATCTAACAACCTAACACTCCCGCGCGTGATGTGTGCGCGTGCGCGCGCGCGTGTGGGATATAAATAGCGCGTTAGATTGTTAGGTTGTTAGGTTTCTCTCTAAGAGGCTGGAGTGGTTCATGATTATCAGATGAAACTACCTAACAGAAACCTAACAGCAACGGTGCGGCTGTTAGGTCGCTGAAATCGTTGAGGTCCTCAGCTATAGCATTGAAAACGGGGGGTTTATGGCGGAACTGACCGGCATCGCGGCGGTGCTCGACCAGGCGGACCCGACGGCGTCGGCGCCGGCCGAGGACGCTGAGCAGCTGGACCTGCTCGGGTTGCCGGCCGTGCGGCCGGGCCACCAGGTCGAGGCGTATCGCGGGCGTGGCCGGCCGCCAGGGTCGCGGAACAAGCGCACGCTCGAGTGGGCGCAATACCTGCTCGGGCGGTATGCGTCGCCGCTGGAGGTGCTGGCGCAGATCGCGACGGCGCCGGTGGACGCGCTGGTGGGGCAGCTTGGGTGCTCGCCGATCGAGGCGCTGGGCGAAAAGCGGCTGGCCGCGATCGCGCTGCTGCCGTTTTTGCACTCGCGGATGCCGATCGCGGTCGATGTCACGGACCGGCGCGTGGTCCAGCTGACGATCGTCGATGCAGCGGTGGCGGCCGAGAGCGGCACGGATCTGGGGCTGACGGCGCGCGTGGTGGAAGTGCTGGAAAATCAGGGGGTTGGCGATGGGGAAAGCGATGCAGTTGGACAGGCGGCTGTTGGACAGGGCGCTGAACCCGGCGTCTGAGGCCGGTTTGCGCTCGATCGCGCCGCTGATCGGGCATCAGCCGGCGTGCATCGGGAGGGGCAACGGCGCGGCGCGGGGACCTGGTCCGGAGGGCGACCGGTCGCGGCCACCTGGTGGCGTCGTCGGGTGGAAAATCCTGGCGACGGGGGGGGCCGGTTTTTGCGCGCGACGATGCCCGCGTATCCCTGCCGGTGTGGTTTACCCCCTCGGCTGGGACTTTCGCGCCGAAACGGGGGCCGACGCCCCGAGGGAGCGGGGATGAGCGGCGCGGCGAACGAGCTACGGCTGTCGTGGACGCCGCCGGGGCCGGTGTCGGCGGCATTCATGGCGTCCTCGGCCCGGCTGCAGGTGCTGAACGGGCCGATCGGGTCGGGCAAGACGACGACGAACCTGATGAAGGCGATCCGGCTCGGCACGCGCCAGAAGCCGAGCATGCGGCAGAAGATCGAGCTTCGGCGCGGGGTTTGGGCGCCGGTGCGGCAGTTCAAGCTCTGCGTGGTGAGGGACACGTATCGCCAGCTATGGCGCTCCACGCTGCCGTCCTGGTTCAAGCGGGTGCCGCGGGAGGTGGGGGAGTTCGTCGGCGCGGAGAACGCGCCCGCCCGGCACCGGGTGACCTTCGAGCTGCCCGACGGCAGTGTGGTGGACTTCCTGGCCGAGTTCGTGGCGATCGGCGACAACTCGGCCGAGGAGGTGCTGCGCGGCTACGAGCCGACGGCGTTCTACCTCAACGAGCTGGATCTGCTGTCGCGCGACGTACTGACCTTCGCCCGCGGCCGCGCGGGGCGCTACCCGGACATGGAGGACGGCGGCCCGACCTGGCACGGCGTGCTGGCGGACTGCAACGCGCCGGAGCTGTCGTCCTGGCTGTTCAAGGACATCTTCACCCCGGCGCCGGCGGACCTGGCGGCGGCGCGGATCGAGCTGTTCCGGCAACCCTCCGGCCTGGCGCCGGACGCGGAGAACCTGGCGAACCTGCCGCCCGGCTACTACGAGGAGCAGGTGTCCGGCGCGGCGGAGTGGTACGTCGAGCGGATGGTGAAGAACCGGCCCGGCTACTCGCGCGCCGGCAAGCCGGTCTATCCCGAGTTCCAGGACCGGCTGCACGTCGCCGGAGCCGATCTGCCGGTGCTGGTGGGCGTCGCGCTGACGATCGGGCTGGACGCCGGGCTGAACCCGGCGGCGGTGTTCGGGCAGCATGCGCCGAACGGCCAGTGGCGCGTGCTGGACGAGCTGGTGGGCGAGACCGGCATGGGGCCGATGCGGTTCGGCGACATGCTGGCGCAGCGGCTGCGGGAGCGGTTTCCGGGGGTGCGGACGATCCATGCCTGGGCCGACCCCTCGGCGGCCTATGGCGCCGACACGCGGGGCGGCGAGCAGAGCTGGATCGAGATCGTGCGGGCGAAGACGGGCATCCCGATCCGGCCGGCGCCGACGAACCGGCTGATCCCGCGCCTGGAGGCGGTGCGCAAGCCGCTGTCGCGGCTGATCGACGGGCAGCCGGGGTTCCTGATGTCGCCGCGCTGCGTGATCCTGCGCGAGGGGTTCAATAGCGGCTACCGGTTCCGCAAGATGAACGTGCAGGAGGAGCGCTACGACGACGAGCCGGAGAAGAACCGGTTCAGCCACCCGCACGACAGCCTGCAATACCTGTGCTCCGGCGGCGGCGAGGACGCGGAGATCCGCGAGCGCACCGACCGCGGGCGCCAGGCGCTGCGGACGCCGCACGAGCACGAATGGGACCCGTTCGCGGGAGCGGCGGCATGAGCGGGCGCGTGTGGCTGAGCGATCAGCAGCGGGAGGAGATCGGGCGGGCGGTGTGGATCGGGCGCGCGTCCGGGGTGCCGTGGAAAGCGCTGGAACGGGTCTATGGGCGGTCGCGGGTGCAGCTGTGGCGGCTGGCGACGGCCTGGAAGAATGAAACAAAAAACCCAGGAATGAAACACCTTGGCGCTGGACACGGCGCGGCGCGATCCGGGAGTGATGTGGGGCTGACGCTGCTGGCGTCCTGACATCACTCGCGAGGGACCTATGACCGTCTCGATCGGCGATATCGTCCTCTACACGCCGCCGGCCACGCACCGGCACATGATGCCGGCCTGGTTTCTGGAGATCCTCGACAAGGTCGATCCGGGCGCCCGCGCCCCGGTGCCGATGCCGCCGCATTGCGCGGCGATCGTCGCGGGCGCGACGGGGCCCGACCGCTACACGCTGGGGGTGTTCGTGCCCAACCAGGGCGTCGTCTGGGTCGATGACGTGGAGGAGGGAGACGGGGAGCACCAGTTCCACGTCCACGCGACGCTCTGGCGGCGGGATGCCCCGGCGCCGGCGTTCGCAGCGATGCCGGACCCTGGGCTGTCCGCTCCGGCGCCCAACACGCCGCCGCCGGCGGCGAATGACGCTGGCCCGGCGCAGCCGGATGCCGACCCCGCGCAGGCGACCTGAGCGTGTCCCGTAGCTGCGCCAGTTGCGCGCTGTTCGAACCCTCCGGCGTGACGGCGGACAGCGCGGCGGCGGCGGCGCGGATCGGCGTGGATCGGCGCGGGACCTGCCACCGGTTTCCCGAGGCGGTGCGCAAGCTGGCCGAGGACTGGTGCGGCGAGTGGGCGCCGGGAAAGCAGGCGCCGAAGGGGGCGCCGAAAGCGGCGGAGGGCACATGATCGAGGTTGGCACGCGATCCCGCGACAACACGCTGTCGCGCAACCCGCCGAGCGGCGGGATGACGCGCGGGATGAGCCGCGACGTGGGGATGAGCAAGCTGGCGACGGCCTCCATGACCTTCGGCTCCGGCGAGGTGAGCGCGGCGAACGGGACGTTCAGCGCGTTCCAGGCGGGAGACCTGGTGCTGGCGGAGGGGACGAACCTGAACAACGGGTTCTTCACCGTGGCCGGGATCGACGCGGCGAACGGGGCGTATCTGACGCTCGATCCGGCGCCGAAGGCAGAGGGGCCGCTGACGGCGACGGTGAGGACGAACTGATGGCCTATGTCAGCCAGTCCGGCACGCCCGGGACCGACCATTCGACCAACCCGGCGACGATCCCGCTGGCCGGGTATTCGAAGCTGAAGACGATCGCCGCGAACCCGCGCCGCAACCTGGTGGGGGTGCAGAACCAAAGCACCGACCTGATCCAGGTGGTGCGCTCGGACGGCGCCGGCGCCAACGAGACGTCGGTGATGCTGTCGGGGGCGGCGACGGCCGGCGCGCAGGGGGCAAGCTGGGAGAGCACGACGTTCAAGGGGCAGATCGACATCTACGTGCCGACGGCGAACGTCGGGTCCGACCCGGTGGCGGCCTATGAGGATTAACTTCGCGCGGCTGCTGCTGACGTTGCTGCTGGTAGCGCCGGCGGCGCGGGCGGATTTCTTCGGCGGGGCGCCGGCGTGCCCGCTGAACGGGTGCACGTTTACGGGACCGATCACCGCCCCCTCGGCCACGCTCACGGGCAGCGGGACCGCGCTGACGATCAGCGGGGCGCCTTCTGTCGTAACCGGCGATGGCACTGTCATCAACGACAGTCAGACATACCCCTTCCCGGCGAGCGGCAACAATAACCGGCCCAACTTCTTTTCCTCTACGCTGTCGCTGCCGAGCGGCACCAGCAGCGGCACCCACGAAAACCTATTTTCACAGGTCATATGGCAATCCGGGAGCGGCACGCTGACCGGCGAAACGAATGTCCTGCACTCGTATTTCGAGAATGATGGCCTGACGCAGAGCAGCGGACAGGGAGTGGAGGGCGTCGAGAGCAGCGCCCTGTTCGCGGCCGGGTTAGTCAACAACTACGACTACTACCTCGGCATCGCGACGGTCAATTCCGGCGCAACCGTCACACAGATCAATAGCCTCATGCTTGGCCTCACGAACAACGGAACAGTGGGGACATTCGTCCGCGTTTATACCGGCCCAGTCGCTGGCACCCTGCCGACGAATGATTACCTTTGGCAGAACACGGACGCCAGCGCGACATTCCAGACCACGGGGCCTGTGAACATCGGCGGAACCGGCACGCTTTCAGGCGGTGTAATGCTCAGAGTGACTGGTCCCGACACCAGCAGCGGCACCTATCCGTTCCAGATCGTGAACTCAGCCGCTACGAACCTGTTCTATATTTCGGACAATGGCAGCGTCGTGATGCCCGGCGCTGGGGTTGGTATCACGAACTCCCTGACGATTGGTGGTGTCCTTACATTGACCGCGCTGCAAACCGGGACGCCCACAAGCTACGCCTGCTTCACCAGCGGAGGCGTTCTCATTTCCTCCGCAACCGCCTGCTAAGGAGACACCATGCGCCGCCTGATCCTCGCCTCCCTGTTCCTCGCGGCTCCCGCGCTCGCGCAGCCCGCACCGCAGAAGCCCGACCCTATCGTGCAAGCCTGCGCGCAAGCTGCGACGGAGCAAATGCAGCAGGCGATGGTGTTCCATGCCCAGGTGATCGCGGACCAGACCCGGATCGAGGCGCTTGAGGCGCAGGTCAAGAAGCTCACGCCGGAACCCAAGTCCACGCCGAAGCCCGCGCGCCCGAAGGCCCGATGACCGTCGATCCCGACCCGGAATACGACGTGCTTGGCGCCCTGCAGCAGTTCGGGCCCGGCGTCGTGCTGACCGAGGCGGTGTATGGCGGCCTGGTGGCGGCCTATGCCGCCGGCGGGTTCGTGCCGCTGGACCAGGCGCAGGTGCTGGCGGTGACCGGGCCGCTGCCGCCCTATCCGACCGGGCTGCCGCGGTTCGCGGAGAGCAACCCGCAGCCGACGGACGGCTGATGTCGTTCCTCGGGGGAGGCGCCAAGATGCCCGCGCCGCAGCCGATCCCGGCGGCGCCCACGCCGGTCGATCCGGCGGTGCAGCAGGCGCAGCAGCAGCTGCAATCCGAACAGGCGCAGGCGGCCGGCCGCGCCTCCACCATCCTCACCAGCGGGCGCGGCGCGCTCACGCAGCCGCCGGTGCTGCGCAAGACGCTGCTGGGGCAATGATGGACACTCTCGCGCGCGAGGCGATCGGACTGTGGGACCGGCTCAAGGGCGAGCGGGGCACCTGGGAGGTGCACTGGCAGGAAGTCGGCGACTACATCATCCCGAACCGGTCCGATTACATCATCCGCCGGACGCCGGGCATGAAGCGGATGCAGAAGGTGTTCGACAGCACCCCGCTGTGGGCACTGGAGCAGTTCGCGGCCGGCATGCACTCGCTGCTGACCAGCCCCAGCCTGCAATGGTTCTGGCTGCGGGCGGACGACGATCGGCTCAATCAGAGCCACGCCACCAAGATGTGGCTCGATGACACCAGCGCGCGGATGTATGCGGTGTTCAACGGGCCGAAGCATAATTTCGCGGCGCAGAGCAACGAGCTGTATCTGGATCTCGGTTCGATCGGCACGGCGGCGATGGGGGTGCTGGAGCACTCGCAATCCGGGATCCTGTTCTCGACAAGGCACATGCGCGAGTGCTGCGTCCAGGAGAACGAGCAGGACCGGATCGACACGCTGGTGCGGCGGTGGGAGTGGACCGCCAAGCAGGCGTTCGACGCCTGGGGCAAGCTCGCCGGCGAGAAGGTGTTGAAGGCGCTGGAGACCACGCCGGAGCGCAAGTTCCCGTTCGTGCACCTGGTGCGCCCGCGGCGGGACCGGAACGCCAGCCGCAGCGACGCGCGGCACAAGCCGTTCCAGAGCGTGTATGTCTCGGAAAGCGACGGCGCCGTGATCGCCGAGGGCGGTTTCGACGAATTCCTGTATCTGGTCCCGCGGTTTTCCAAGAGCGTGGGCGAGACCTATGGCCGCGGGCCGGGCATGACGGCGCTGCCGGACGTGAAGATGCTCAACGAGATGAGCAAGACGGTGCTGAAGGCGGCGCAGAAGATCGTCGATCCGCCGCTCCAGGTGCCCGACGATGGGTTCCTGATGCCGCTGAAGACGGTGCCGGGCGGCCTGAATTACTACCGGGCGGGCAGCCAGGACCGCATCGAGCCGATCGAGACCAACGGCCAGGTGCCGTTCGGCGTGGAAATGCTGAACGGGCTGCGCCAGCAGATCATCCGCTCCTTCTACGTCGAGTGGATGCTGATGCCGTCCGACCCGACCGACCCGGCCGCGGCCGGCAAGGGCGTGACGGCCACCTATGTGCTGCAGAACCGCGACGAGAAGATGCGGCTGCTGTCGCCGATGCTGGCGCGGCTGCAAAGCGAGTTCCTGGGGCCGCTGATCGACCGGACCTTCGCGATCATGTGGCGCCAGAGCGTGGCGCGGCGGTTCGGGCCTGGCGCGATGCTGTCGCAGCCGCCGGCGGAGCTGTCGGGCGTGCCGCTGCGGGTGGAATACGTCTCGCCGATCGCG